GATGATATTGTGTCCCACAAGGGTTTCACTGTTAAGTAAGACGTATCGCATTTCATCGTAATCATGTGTATGCTTTACAGTCTTACCAAAGTCATTAGACCAAGATAGAACGTGTATCTTAGTGCTGTTTAGTCCGTCAGTCTCAATATCGAATACTGTCAATTATAGTACCTCTCGTAAAGTAAACGTATCGTAGTTGAACTTCATCTTACCTGCTGGCCCCTCTTGGGAACAGGGTCGGTTCTTCTCAACTTTGATATAGGTTGTGTTCTTTTCTTCTACTGTCTCAGCATCTTTATCACGGTTAAGGTCAATAATAACAGATGCACGTTGTCCAATCATCTTACAGTACTTAGGATCACCGTTCTCGTTAGTGTGTGCGATAGTAACAATACCTACGTTAAGATCTGCTGCCATCTTAGATAAGCGTACAGATAAGTCGGCAAGCTGCTGCTCCTTGCTTTCTTCACTAGAACCAGTAACCACGTCCTGTATTGGTTCAAAGAATACAAACTTACAATCACAGGCTTGACTAAAGAAACGGATCTGGTCACACAAATCGTCTGCACCTTGGCCGTCTTCTAAGAAGAACTGGTAGTAATTTTCAGTCTCAGTTAAAGACCTGATGGCACCCCTAACAAGGCCATCTGCACTCTTCTGTTCAATTAAGTCACGACGTGTCATATTATCATTAAGTTCGTAAGAGACTAGGCCAAGCACTGACCGTAGTTTAGTTTCCTCTAGGTGCCACGTAGCGATCCTCACACCACGCTGAATCATATTGTACTCTAAGTAACGCATGATCTCAGTTTTACCAATCCCAGTAGGTGCTTTAATGACTGTGAAGTGACCTTGCATTAGACCTAAGATCTTAGCATCTAGCTCATTAATTCCTGTGGGTACATACTGCAACTCTGGTGTTTCATCGTACAACTTGAGGAACTGATCTGTGGTGTTAAGAACATTGTCTGGGGTGTACTTCTTAGCATTATACCAAGCCTGTTTGAACTCTATCATAGACCTGTTGGTTAGAAAATCGTTAGCATCTTTGTATTTACCATGAGCTACACGATACACCTTATTAGGAAACAACTTAGAGATACGGTCAGCTATAGAATTACCTGCTTCGTCGTTATCCACAGACAGAACAATCTTCTGGAAGCTATCTAAGTAGTTTTTGCAGTTTTCCCAGATTTGCTTTGAGGGGGTAGCAGAAGGTAAAGAAACCACAGGGTAAAGACCAGAACCACTCCCATCCGTTAACATCTGATAGACAGACATGGCATCTAGTTCACCCTCAGTGATTGTAAGAACCTTAGAACAACCTGCAACAAACTTGTCCATACCGAAGAGTTCATCAGTCTTAAACCCTTTGCTAGTATAAAAGGCCTTCTCCTTAAGGTTACGGGTTTTTGTACCACCAGATGGGTATTTATAGACCTGTGAATCTTTGTCACCAAAGGTTAGAACGTCATACTTTTCCATAGTTTTGATGGATAAACCACGCCACTCTTTGTACTTACCCTCTCCCTTTAACTCTGGCTGATTATTCGGTTTTGGGTAGGTCTCTTCTGCCCACTCATGGGTTTTATCTTTTGAGGGATAGGCACGTTTACAAGAAAAACACTTACCAAAACCACGAGTATTATAACTAAAGGCATCGGATGAACCACAATCCACAAAAGGGCATGGTTGACCAGTTATATTTTCGTATGTCATATAGACTCCTTTATTAATCATATTCCTATACGGAGGGCTTTCGCAAAAGGGGAACATAAGTATATATGCACCCAGTTAAACAAAAATTAAGCCAGTCTGTCAAAGATTTTCAACCTGTTGCAACTTTACAACAATATCTCTAACTTTCTTAACTATCTTAGATTCCCTATAGTACGCAGCTTCCTTGCTTATGCCAAAGAATTGGCCACACTCTGCTAGGGTCATATCTTCATCGAACCGCATGTAGAACATAAGTTGTTCATCTCCACTTAATTCCTTCGAGAGGGTGCGATAGAGTACCTTAACAAAGTCTATATTCTCGTAGATTTCCTCAGAGGACGGTTGTACTATGTTAGATTTCTCTGCATCAACTACCTCAGACTTAAGTGTCATACGAAGAAGTTCAATACCATCATCTGTCCAATTAGTGTCAATATCACTCAGGTCTACATCTTTATTCCTAGCAAGCCTACGAGAGACATCAGACTTAGGTACAGTGACTGGTAAGACGCTAAGGTTCAGGTAATCATGCATAGCACTATTAGCCTTCCTGTAGAGCTTAAATACTGGTGCATCTGGCTCTTTAGCTAACACCTCATAACACATTACTATGCCCTCTGAAACTAAGTCTTCATAGTGAGTGGGGTTCTTGTAACGTCGTGCCAACCGTTTGCACATACTAAATATTTCTTTAGCGTCCATCTCTTATCCTAACAATAGTCTGAAACATACCCTCTTCTGATTCCATTGCCGCCCATAGGTCTACCAACTGTTGGAACGAGAATGATATTAGGTCGTACCTATTTTCCATCTCATCAAATTGCCTTATGTAGCACACACCTTCTTCATCTATAGTTAATTCCAGATCATCAAACTCCCCTTGTTCATCCATAGATATAATACTTGTGAACCTGTCTTCAAATTCTACACTGTACATCATTCTTCCTTTAGACAAAATTCGCACAAATTTCCATCGGAGGGGCAACCACAAATACTACACTTTTCCTTTTTGTTTGCCTCTTCTCGTTCCTTAGCACGTTGACGTTCCTCTGGTGTCATCTCACGGATAACCCTGTTTGCCCTATCTACGAACCATTCATTTGGTAGGGGCTTACGCCCCTCTGGGATCTTAGCCATCGTGCCACTCCACTACTCGCCCTGTGTTCCATGTTTTAGCCTCTGCCTGTGCTTCCTCTTTAGTGTCGTAGAGTTTCACAGGTGTCAGGTTAGTGAATACTTTAGAGTTCTCTCTGACGTAATCAGAGTGACCTAACTCTATGTCAATCATCACTGCGTATTTCATCTTTGTTATACTCCATATGGTCTGTGATAAAGTCATACACCAAGCCCATGTCTAGCTTGGCAGCAGCACAGTATAGTACAAGCTTTAAGCCTTCCTCTGCTAGAATCTTACGGGTATAATCATCTAAGTGAAACTGGTAGGTAGCTGAACCATCCTCGTGTTCCTCTACGGTTTCGACACCAATCATACCTACTTTATTTTCCATAGCTTTCTTTCCTGCTTCATACCCATCGGACCAAGATGCCACACGATCATAATCTAATGCTTCAACTTCAAGCTCTAGCTTCTCAATATGGTCTGCAAGTTCTTCCCACCATTCGTGCTGCACTTGCCCTGCACGATTGTATTTGCGTATTCGGTCTGCGTAGTCAGTCATCATTACCCCGTCAAAAATCCAAGCAGAATCACTACAACGGACCCCATCCAAACTCCAAGCAGAGTCACTACAACGGCAGCAATCGCTAGACCGCCTAGAATCCTTGTTATAACACCATCATCATTCATTATTCTCCTCCTCTCAAAGCTGCCCAAGATACTGGGAACAACTCAGCCATCTCTTTGTCGATCTGGTTAGCTACAAGCTGGCTCTCGTATTGTGTGTCAGGCTTGCAACGTAGGTTACACATGTCAGCGAATGCATCTAGTGACCCAGACCAGTACCACTCCGTCATCATGTTCTGTGGCAAAATTGACCGTGCTTGCTCTGGTGCGACCCCTTGTTCGACCATTATACTATAGGTAGTAAGTGCGTTACGACAGGTAGCTTGAAACATCATCTCAGCATCTAGGCTAATTTCCATCGGCCCCCCTGACCCTTGCTTTTTGTCCTCTGAACGAGAACGCCAGTACGGTTCATACAACTCTGGTTCATCATCTACGTAACGACGACTGATCTCATTCCAACGCAGGAACTTATGCTTGACTAACTGACGTGCTACAAAGATCGGTGCCTTGACATGGAACGATGCAAAGGCATGACCGAATGGTGACAGGTGCTTGTGCTTGGCTAGGTACTTGATCAGCTTGGCATCACGTTCTGTGTCAAACTGAGTGTGATTCTTACCAAAGCTAACACGGGCTGCGTTTACCACTGACAGGTCAGACCCCATGTGGTCAATGTAAGTTGCTTCAATTACCATTTCTTTCTCACTTTCCAATATACCCAACATTCAAGACAGTGATTATCACCTAAGATCCAGTCTATCAACCACACGATGTTGGGTTTGTTATTCTTCTTCCAGTGCCAATTCCTAGCACTAAAGGTTTGGTTATTATCCCCGCCCAGTAATACATTTAGTAAGACAGACAGGGATATCAAGACCTTAGAAAGGTACTTCGCCATTTTCATCACGGGGGTCATTGAACCATCCTTTTGACATATGTAGATGACGCAGATCCACAACATCTTCCATCTCTTCAAGCTCTGATTTCTTCGGGATTATGCCCATCTGCATCAGAAATAGTTCTAGGTCATTATTTCCCTTGTGGGGCTGTGTAGAATACATGGTCGCCTATCCTTCCAACTTTATAATAGTGTTTTGCCCATGAGGGCCTCACAGAGAGGCTGTGGTAATGGGTAGCCTCTAATTCAACGTACCCACTGTCATAAACCTCTTTGGCTACTGTACGGGCCTGATTCATGGCTCTCCATTCGATTATGTCATCCTTGGCATATGTTTCCATGCGGTCAGACTTTCCATCATGTGTAAAGCTAAATTGACGATCTTGGAAAACGACACCACAGATAGTATCAGGCCATCGTGGGTCAGCCACACGGTTCATCACCACCTCTGCGACAGCATACTGCCCTGTGATGGGTTGGTCACGGGCCTCAAAGAAGACAGCTACAGCCAAGCACATTAGTGAAGTCATGATTCTAAGATACCCCCATAAAAGTCTACTTCCTCAGAGTAATAACCATTACTCTCACCATGCCACCGAACATCGACAGAACCCTTAATGCTACGGAAGGTGTAGAATGTCCATGTGTAGCTCTTGTCATATTTATCTAGTTGGGTTTGGTCATAAGATACTCGTTCTTCTGCGACAAGTAATGGTGTCCCGATAAGGTCTTCCCAATCACCATTAACATCCTCAATCCTTACGTACTCACAGCAAACATGTCCGTGAGTAAACTTACAAGCAGTGCCATCATCAAACAAGAACACAATCTCGTTATCTTTATACCCACTGTCTACAACATGGATTTCAACTGGTGTCTTACCGACAATATCTTCTATCTTACGTGGTGTACCAGATGGTACAGCAATATGCCACTCATCGTAAAACTTGATCTTCTTTTCCATTTCTACCCTCCCATTAGCCTGTCACAATCTGTTTTACACGGTTAAGGTTGAAAGAACGCCAAGCATCTTTTTCAGTATCCCAGACGGGCATGTTCTCAGGCACATCAGACTTAGGTTCATCAGGTGTAGGCATCATAGCTTTCATCTCACGGATTTCCCCATTTACCTTAGCAAAGGTTACCTTAAACGGTTTATCATAACCAATCTGCATTAAGGTCTTCATTACGATTTCTTTAGACTTATACATATTATTCTTCTCCTTCATTGTAATACATATCCTCTTCTACGTCCTCGTGGTAACCACAACAAGGACAAACGAATGCTTCCTCATAGAACTGATCTTCTTGTACGTGTACAATCTCTTCACAGTCGGGACACATAACAGTTTCGTAACCTAGTTTACCTAACATATCTAACTCCTAATATCTGTAGTTACGGACTTCTTGTATATCTTCTAGAAGACCATTAGCAGAGTATCCATAGGATTGCAATAGCTTTGCTACACTTTTAGGGTGATTAGCTACAACATGCTCTAGGTCGAGATCCTCGAAGTCATACGGGCTATCGAAGCCAGAGTAATCAATGTCAAACTCTGGTTTACGAGAAATAATGAGACTGGAAAAATCTGCGTTGATGAAAGCATCGGCTACAGTATCCATAAACACAAGGTCTTGCTGCTCGATATTACGGTGTTGGTCAAAGTAACCTACAGATACATTAGTACACTCAGGGATAAGATGCTTGTACTCGTTGCTGTCGGTATAAGAACCACGAGTATCTGTAGTGTAACCAAGGTCAAGGCACTGCTCTAAGGAATAAGCAAAGTCATCAGAACATGTACGCATACTCATCTGATGTGTAATGATAGAGCTATAGCCGTAACGGTCAAACGAGATAGCTGCATCTATACCTGCAACTACGTCAGGTGTCTCACGAGCTATGTAGCCTGAGCCAAGACAACCAATTTCCTCGGAGGCATGTACAATGTACAAACCCTCGACACCTGCTTGGATCATACGAAGCATGATGTAAATACCTGTGGTACAGTCAGCACCTAAGCAGTCACTGTTAGATACTTTGGCAAAGTCTTGGTAGACTTCTACAGTCTGATAGCCACCACTCTTGTGTACAGTGTCATGGTGGGACATAAATGCGATCTTGGGGTTACCTATGCGCAGAATATAGTTACCTGCTGTGTCAGGCTTACCGAAGATAGGCTCTAAGTATTTACGACAGAACTTTTTCTGGCTAACTGAGTCTTGTGGCCTCTTGTACTGTAGCATGTCGATGTAGGTTTGTTTATTGTAAGTCATGATGAATCCTTGTTGTTAACTTATAGGTTGTATACACATTTCCACTAGAGGGGTCAACCCTAGATCTGGAAATTTATAGAACCTTTGATTTTTTCGTTGGTGAACAGCTCTACGAATGATGCACTGTCAACAGGTTCTTCTGTGTCAGTAACCACAAAGCTGCTGTACTTATATGGGTTATATGTAGCCTCGTGCATCTTGTGTGATCCTGCATTAGCTGTGACGTAGCCTCGCACGAATGCGTGTACGTTCTTTTGTTTCTCACGTAATACACGCTCACGGCCTGATTGTCTAACCACAAACTTTGCATCTTCCAAGCTGATCTTATCGGTGTGCAAAATAACTTTTCCAGTCTTACAGCTCTTAACACTGAAGCATTTCTTGTTGATGTTCCAATAAACGTCGACACGTTCTTTGTTGCTCATAATTTCCATCGGAGGGGTGTCCTTCATAATTTCCACTGAGGGGGTCACTCTATATTTCCACTGAGGGGGTCAGGTGAATTTTTTTTTTGACTATGACTTTCGAAAGTTTAGGTAGACTTTCGTTAGTTATAGAACTTTCGTTAGTTCATATAGACTTTCGAAAGTAATAGAACGAACGAAAGTTCATATAGACTTTCGAAAGTCT